AGATCCTCGTAAACGTGCTTCTATCCGTGACGTGGCTAATGTAGCAAGTATTTCTACTCCGTCCGTAGTATATGCTGAATTGAAAGATGTTACCGGTGATGCTGCATGGGTTCCCGAAGGAGGTTTAAAACCTTCGATGACAGCATCCGTGGAGACTGTTACCGTTTCTGCCGGGAAGGTAGCTTTGACAGCCAAGGTTACAACCGAAGTTTTACAAGATATTCCGCAATTGGAAAGAGAAATTGAAGCCGAGATTATCAATAAGATCGGCTTGAAAGAAGAAGACGGAATTTTCAACGGTACGGGATCCGGTGGCCAGATAAAAGGAGTCGGTGATTCTATTCCGGCATTCTCTCTGACGGGAATCGAAGTGTCCAAGTCCCCCAATATGTATGATGCGATCGTTGCCGCGTATACGCAAATTGTAAGCGTAAGCAACATGGCCTACTCCCCGAATGCCATTCGGATGAATCCGGTAGATTACGCAAATATGCAGCTCACAAAGAACGACAATGGCGATTATATCCGCCCGTTCAAGATTGGGGATGAATTGATTACCGGACTCCGTGTAATTCAAAATCCGAATGCAGTACTCGGTTCTTTCCAGATGGGAGACTTCCGTTATCTGTTTATTCGGGATTATGTTGTTCTTTCTATGAGTATAGGCTGGGAGAATGACGACTTTACTAAGAACTTGGTTACTATCTTGGGCGAAAAGAGAATGCTTGCCTATATCAAGTCACAGTACAAGACGGCATTTGTAGCTGATACATTTGCCAATGTGATTACTGCTATAACCAAAAGCGTTTAACGTTAAAAGATAAAATATGAAAAGAAGTAATATTAATACAGCCAAAAGTGACAAGTCCTATAATATGGACTTGTCGGAAGTGTACAAAGTGACATTCCAAAAAGATTTCGGTGCATTTAAAGCGGGGGATGAAACCCATGTCTCCCTTCCGATTGCGATGAAATGGGTAAAGATGGGTGTAGTTTCAGAAACTTCTGAAATAACTTCTGCGGCCGATAAGGCTGGATGCTCTGACCTTTTGAAAAAAGATAAGAAGAAAGGAGAATAAACAATGATTATTGACGGCTCATATTTTACAGGATTGCTAAGTCTCGGTATAATCTGGGATATAGACGATGATTCAATCACAAGAAAAGCAGAGCGGGATAATCTCCAATCGTATATCGATTTATATGAGCGAAAGTTCCTCCGAATGGTCTTGGGGAAAAGTATGAGCCGTGAATTCATTGAATATCTTCTATCAGGCAAAAATGATGTCGATAAATGGGAAAAGTTGAAAGAAAAGCTTTCTCGTAAAGGATATAGCCCAATTGCTAATTATGTGTATTTTCACTATGTTAGGCGGTGTGGGGTAGTACAAACTCCGGTAGGGACTGTATATGCCTCTGATGATAAAAAGGCGGATTCAAATCCTCTTTTGATTTCTGCTTGGAATAATATGGTGCAGATGAATGAAGATTTGTATGATTTCCTGGAATCAGATAAGGAATATGACGGCTTTGTTTTTAACACAACTATGCTTGAATTCATAAATGGACTGGGAATATGAAATCAATAAACGACATATTCAGAGATATTGTAGATAATACTGCTAAAATATATGGCAGTAATGTTTCCTATATGTTTGGAGATTGGGAATATATTGCCGGTCAGTTAACCGAATGGAGCCAGTCGCAAGAAACGAGTAAACTGAAGTTTCCTATAATATGCCTGTATTCCCCGTATATTGAGGATCGTACATCTAATGTCCCAAACGCCAGTCTTGAGTTTATTATCATGGTAGATACTCGGAAGGATTATCTTAATGAAGAAAGGGAAAGAGTGTCGTTCGTCAATGTTCTCCGACCTGTTTATGATGCTTTCATCAAAAGCATACTTGCATCTCCGGACATTGTTAATGAGTATAACGGTGTAATTCCTCATTTGTATACAGAAAACTACCGATATGGAAGAAAAGGCGTGGAAGCTGACGGTAAACCATTTAGAGATTTCATCGACGCTATTGAGATAAAGAATTTAAATATTAAAATTAAAAATATTAAGTGCTATGGCAACAGAATTTAGAGAATGTGCCGGTATGGCTCAATTTAATACCGGTACTTCAAAATGTTTGCTTGATCCGGGAAAAGTAAAGGCTATTATTCTTACGATGCATGGTTATAAGCTTCCCGCAAATGCTACGGCGGAATTGCTTGAGGCGGCTTGTCATG